AAAAATATATTTGTCTTAATTTTTATTTTATTTGTTATAATAAAAAATGCTAAGAAAATCACGTAAATTAAAAAAAGATGGATTATCCCCTTTAAGAAGTCATATTCCAGCAAGACCAAGTACGCTCAGTAAAATACAATCACCGAATAAAAGAAGTAAAATTCATAGATTAAAAAACTATGAAATGAGTGAAATAGAATATATAATCGCTTACGAAAGTTTCAAGAAAACAAGAAAAGGTGTGTCTTTACAAAATATAATATTAGAATGGAATGATATGGATGATGATGAAAGAATGAATTATATTAGGTAGACGAATATAAATTTTAATTTTTAATTTTAATTTTAATTTTAATTTTACTTTAAATAAAATGTCTTATTTAAAAATTCAAAAATTGAATCGAAAAGATTTATGCAATGATACAAACAAATATATTGCAAAAAAAGAAAGTATAAATGATACTATACAAAAATTAACAGAAAATAATTATAATTGTTTATATATAGATGATGATGATGCAAAAACAGATATATTGTTTTTTTTTGAATATTATGGAGCATCTAAATTCGATACTTTAAACAAAATATTTCCATTTGTTGGAACAATAGTTTTAATACAAGATGTAAAAAAAATATGGTATAAAGAAATGATACCTGATTTAGAAAAATTTGTACCACATATATCAAAAAATTTTAGTAACACATATTTTTTCGGATTATCAATGGGTGGATATTTAGCATTATATTTATCACGTTTAATTGAAAACAGTATATGTTTTGCATTTTCTCCACAAACTATTGAATTATCAAATAAAATTATTAATAATCAAATTTTATTAAATATTGGAAATGAAAATATATCGGATTTAAATAAAGTTCTTCAAGATTCAAAAAATGTTGCTAGATATGTTTTTTTTAGTAAAAGTGAATGTGAACGTGAAAATCCTCAAAATACATATGATAATTATTGGGGAGATTTAATTATGGCTGGTTATATTATAGATATTAAAAACACACAAATAATTTTGATAGATCACAATGGTCATAATAGTTTTAAATATTTTGATTTTGGCTCAAATATTAAATTAATTCAAGAAAAAAGAGATACTTTATTAAATATCTCTACAGGTACACCATTTTTAAAAAGTTTGAAATTATATTATCACGTTAAAAATCCTACAATTGAATTTAAAAAAGAACCATATGAAATAAAAAGAAGTGATTTAGTTAGATATACAGAAATAAAAAAAATAAATAATTCAGAGTTTAAAGTTGTATATATAAGAAATGGAAAAAAAAAATTAATATATTTTTTTTCTCAAGAAAAAAAATTTGATTATTTACACAATTTCAAAAACTGTAGTGAATATGATGTAATTTATATTAGAAAAATTGATAGTATTAAGGAAACTATAGATAATTTATTTAATTCTATAAAAAAATTATCAACTGAATATGACTATATTTTTTTTATAGGTGAAAATTATTGTGGATATCTTGCATTTTTTATGTCATGTCTTATAACCAATAGTAGTTCAATATCCTTTAATCCAATAACATTCAATAAAAATAAATATAATATTGATTCTCAAACTGTTAATATTACAAAAATAGGTATGTATGATGATAGTGAAATACAAGATTTAAAAAAAACTATATCTGAAACTGAAAATGAAAATCCTCAAATTATTATATCATGTTTACATGAATGTTTATATGATGATATATTTACATCTACAATGATTCATATTGGTCATATGGTAAATTCTTCTCCAAAAGTTAAAATATTATTATATCCAGTTTTACAATATAATATAATTAGTATATTAATATTTGAAACATTATTCAAATTTATGGAAAAATTTAATGAAGATATCAAAGATATCAAAGATATCAAAGATCTTTATAAGATATTAAAGTTTAATTATCCTGAAAAAACAGAAAAAATACCTGATGGGAAAAAAAACCTTAAAAATTCCAGTAAAAAGTTAAGAACAAAATCTAAAAGAAAATCTAAAAGAACATCTAAAAGAAGAACATCTAAAAGATCTAAAAGAACATCTAAAAGAACATCTAAAAGAACAATTTAATATTAGTTGGCTGATTAGAAATTTGACCTAAAATATTTTTAATTAATATTTTATTTTAAAATCTGTGTTAATAGTTTTTATTTCAGGTCATAAAACAAATATTTCATTATTTAGTAATATTTTTATTCTTATTAATAACTACGTCAGGACATTACCTTTCAGGAAAGTTGTAATACCTGTTTCTCCATATTTGCGTAAAAAATCAATTTTATTTTTTATACAAAATATTGTATAAAAAATTCTATTTTGTTTCAAGTTTCCAATAAGATTCTAATTTAAAAGTATTATTTTTAATCACAGAACTTAACGTTTTTAGATCTATATTATTCTCTTTAGATGCTTGAGTCAAACTAACATAAGTTTTAATAATTTTATTATCTTTATCATATTGAATTACTTTTTTATTATGAGCATGTTGTAAATTTTCAGCCGTTGATACCCATTCAAGATTTGAAATATGATTATTTGTTCTATTTTTATCCTTATGATTGACTTCTGTTTTTAATTCAGGGTTATTATTTTTAATAAAATGTTTAGCTACAAGATAATGAACTCTAAATTTCTTTCTTCTACCATGTCTTTTTCGAGTATATTCTTTATTTTTTTGTGTTTCATTGTATTCTTTTGAATATAAATCAATTACACAATAACCTGAACTATTTACTGACGGTTTTAAAATTTTTTTTGATATTTTTGAATATATTTGTCCTGTATTTGTAATTATATAATTTTCATAACCTTCAATTATTTTTCCTTCTAGTTCTTTTTCTATAATTGTTTTTTCAACATATTTCCATATATATCCACCAGAAGTTTTTTGTTTACCGTTACAAACACTAATTATGTATGTATCATATTTTAAGATATCTTTATTGTCTTCAAATGCTTTTGTAATTGATTCATATGTTTTTGTTTCTTTTGTTTTCGGACATATTCGTTGAACTGCGCGTTGATTTTTTGGTATTAATAAACCATTATTACAAGCATGTCGAGTATTTTCTAATGTTGTTGTCCATTCAAGATTTAATGAACGATTGTCAAGTTTATCAGTATTTAAATGATTTACAATATTTTTTTTGTCAGGATCGTTGTTTAAACAAAATAATTCAGCAACTAATCTATGAACTCTTAATGGCTTTTTTTTTAATCCTTCGTTATTTATATCAGGATATAATGATACTTGTATATATCCGTCTCCATTTATTGAACCTTTTATTATTTCATTTCTTTTTATATGTTTTACTCTTCCTAAATTAGATATTTCATATTTTGAATAATATTTTAATGTATTCCACATTTCCATTATTTCTCCTTTTTCCATTATATGTTTTTCTTTGATTAAGTTAATTAAAAAATCAATTTTATTTTTTATTAATTTTTTCACGTGCTCTTCTTTCACGTCTTAATTTATTTGCTCGATCTTTGTATTCCTGAGTTTTTTGTTTTGCTAATATAGTCTCTTTATTTTTTGCATAATGTTCTCTTTTTTGTGCATTTATCTCATCTCTTTTTATTTTTCTTCTATCATTAACTCGTTTCTTTATTTTTTCTTTATTTTTTTCGTATTTAGCTTTATCTCTTTCTTTTTCAGTTCGTGTAAGAAACGTATTTTTGTTTAATGGAGGTTTGAGTTCATTTATCCAATAATTTTCACGTATTATCAAATTATCTATTTCAATATCGTTCTCAATAAGTTCAATAGAAAAATTATTTTGTCCTTTTTCTCTTATATATGTGTGTAAAGGAGTTGTACCTTTAATTGAAGCTGATTTATGTTTTATAAAACGACTGTTCAACTTTTCTGTAGTTGAACCAATATAAAATTTTGTTGCGTTAGATATTTCATATAATTTATAAATTTTCCCAATTTCTTTAGATGATGGTATTTTTGGTTTGATACTGTTTAAAGTTGGACTTAAAAATGTATAATATTCCTTTTCTTTTATACTAATATCTTTTTTTGAATATGTATCAATTTCCTCTAATAATTCAATAGTAAAGTTTTCAATACCATTATCACGCATAAAATCATAAAATTTACCGGTTTTATTTAATTTAGCATTACTTTTATGCGCTTTAAATCTATTTTTAAGAGTTTGAATAGTTGAACCGATATAAATATCGTCTGTTTTAGAATTAATTATTTTATAAATACGTCCTTTTTTCATTATCTACATAAAATTTAAGAATCTAAAATTAAAAAATCAATTTTATTTTTTATACAAAAATTGTATAAAAAATTCTTTGCATGTATACATAAATATTTTTCTGTATAAATTTGCATCTATAGAACTGGAAATCCTAGCGCCGATAAAACCAGTATATTTCAGGTTGATTATATTAAAAAATAATCAACCTGAATTGATACCTTTATTTTAATAAAGGAGTAGACTATATCTTAAGGATTTAATATCCCAACTACCATTTAGTCGTTGAACTGCATTCTACCAATTTTATTTGGTTAGAACTTGGCTGCAGATTGCCCAATTTTTCAAGATTTTTACTATGCCAACGCTATTACGCGAAGTTCCGATAAGTATATTTCTATCTTATGGTAGTACTTGAAAATTTAAGGGGTTTCCCGCAATTTGATAGTTTTGCCTAATATATTTAGACTAGCCAGTTACATACACAATATTTGTGGTGATAATTTACAATGTTTTCCCATAAAAGAATTATCACATCTTTTATGGCATCTGACTGTTTGAGGCACGCTTGGGGCTTTACCTCCGGAAACTCGAATAATGTTGTTATTAATGCATGTAACAACAAATTCAAAAGTTTGTGCTTGATAGTATCCTGAACCAGTTGCTCCATTACCAGAGGCTGCTGAAACTGCAGATGCAGAAGCTTCAGGTACGATACTAACATTGGTTAACTTTCCGTAGTTAGTAGAACCCATAGGGTCCAAACTCATGAAGTCCAACGAATAGGAATAAGAATGGAATCCGATAAAGTCAGGGACAGTAGGAGCATGATACCAAGGATTGACCAAAGAAAAGTAGTCAGAACCCATTTGAGCCAATCTGTTAGTGTTCTCATAGATAAGAGAAGTTTGAAGGATTGGATCAGCAGAAGCACTTGGATAGAAAGAGATGACAGGAGTTCCAGCAGAGTCAACAACAGTAGGGGAAGAAGTGGCATAGTTAGACCATTCAGACTTACAGGTTGTATTTCTAACAGCGAAGAACAAAACCTTGATGGCATGTGAAAATCTAATATCAAAAGATTGTGCTGCGTTAGTTGCGGGTGTAAAAGTAGACCTTGGGGCTGTCTGAACCTGCTCGACCAAAATATCGCGGGGTGCACAAGCCATTCTCTTTCTTTCATCATTAGAAACAATAGCGTAGTTAGCCCAAACTTGACAAGTAGCGCTAAGTTGAACGTTATTAGTCTCTTCATCAGCAGTAGAAAGGATAAGAAGTTCAGTCCAATCACGGAAACTGAAGTTAATTCTCATTTCATTGTAAGGAAGAGCAGCAGTAGGAAGAGCTACACCAGAATCACGTCCATAAAAGAATGGAAGAGGAAGATTGAGAGTGTAAGAAGGGATTGCAGTTCCAGAAGGAGTAGGGTCAATCAAATCACTAACGTTTCCTACCATATTATCATAACCATTTCTCTTGGAAGCGGGTACAGTAAATGCAGCCCAAAAATCAAGATGGTAGTTATCAAATCTGGCAGCTACCAAATCATTGAAGGTTACATTGCATTCCTTGATAATACTATGCATGAAGTTTCTAGTCCATCTGATAGATTTGCTTCCTACACCAGCGGCAGAAGTCAAAGTAACAGAAGGAGTGGTCAATCTGAGCCAACTTTGAAGAAGATAATCACCGGCACGGGAAATTGACACAGCCCAGTCTTGGTTAAAAGCGGGTGTACCACTTGCCTTAGTAAGAACGACGGGTACCTGTGTAAACCAAGTGGATTTACGGGTCTCCCTTACGAAGTAAGCAGTTGCATCTGGACCACCATACATATACTTTTCGATTTCGTCGAAAGTAGCAAGATCAATAAAACCAGAGGTAACATTTGAAGAAGTTAATGCGGAC